GACAAAGCACGGTATCCGATATAGATACGTTCCTTATCGATTGATGGGTCACCAGTTCCTGGACCAACGGCTACTATACCACGTTCTAGAGGAACGTCGCCTAATTCACCTGAGTTGATGTCGAAACTTTGGCTTCCTGTACCAATACCTGTTGCGGTTGATAATTCATCTAAATCATTTACGTTTGCTGCTACTGCCACTAGAAGGTTTTCTAGTGTTGCTTCTGCAAATGATGTTGCCAAAGATACTTGCATGCCGTCTTTGAAAAGACGAGCAACGTCAAGAACTTGATCAACTTGAACTTCACCGAAAGATGGTTGGAATGTAAGTTCGATACCATTGCTGGTATAACCTACGTTTGTGAAGTCAGTATCATCAGCCAAAGTATCTTTGTATGATGTTGCTGCTTCAAATGCTGGTAGTGGTCCACCTACAGTACCGATTGATTGTGCTAAAGCACCGTCATTGTATGTAAACAATGCGGCTGCACCAACGATAATGTTGTTGGACGATCCACGAGAATATGCCATTTATTTCACCTCTCCTTGTAAAGGGTTTTCTTATTTAGTTGTAAAGCGTTGTTTCCTCAAGGTCAAGTATAACACCATTTTGTTAGCCCTTGTGCCAGTCGTAATCAAGAATAATCTTGTTTCCAGCATAGGTCCTGGCTGTTCCAAAGTCTATGATGTCTCTAGTTTCTTGAAGTTGATAGGTTTTAAAGGTGTGAAAATACAGAGGAAGAGACATGTCCTTAAGTGCTATATTTGGGCCAGGTATAAGTGTGTCTTGGTTATCCCTGATCCATTTATTTATGTCAACTGCAGACTCGTCTAGTTGATTTAATAAATCCTGAATTTTTTGACTTACTATAATTGTTCTCTCTACAGCGTCTTCACCAAAGTTGTAAAAGTAATACATTATTTGCTCACTATATGTATGAGGAAAATTCTTTCTATTCATTCTAAACATTCTGTCATATACGGCAAATGTTCCTGTAGAGTTTGGAAATGTTTCAGTTAAGGCAGCAATGTCAGTTGGGCTAGTAGGAAAAAATGGTATTGTAAATTCTTGATCAAAAAACTCACTAATTTTATTTTGTAAGTAAGCATTAATTAATGATGGTGGATGATGTATCGTAGCAGCCATTATGCAATCACCGCATTGCTAATCCATTTATATCCAGTTGAATATCCAACACCCTTACCACTACGTTTTCCTGCTGCCATGTTTGTCTTAAACACCTGTGGTCTTTTTATATAATCATACAGTCCAGACATTTTTAAAAATGATTGTTTAAAATATTGTGTAAAAAATACATCTACGATTGATTCAAAACTACCCTGTGCATCTTCTCCACCAGGACTAGATACTGAAACTGGATTTCTAGTAAACACTGTTTCTCCATTATCTTCAAAAACCAATACAGGTGATTTCTTAGGTCTTATTATAACTGGAACACCGTTTTCCATTATTCTTGCTTTATTATAAAAAGGAGTTGTTGATCCATCTTTTACTTGTGATGATTGTGTAAATGTAGACATTACAGATAGTCCCAAACCACTTACGGTATATTGTATATCAAATAATCTTGCATCTGGGCTACCAGATTTATACCACTCATAAACGTGCTGCAGTGCTGCTGGATCTATTCTTGCATTAGTATCAACAAATTGTTTTAATAGTTCTATAGTTTCTTTACCTAGGTTATTCAAAAATACCTTTTTGCCACCTTCTACGCCTTCTAAAAATCCCATTGAGTATTGAACAATGTTGTCCATATCTTTTTTAAATTGTTTTGTATCAAACCTTATCATAAATCTACCGCCTGATTGTCAGACCTTTTAATTATAACTTTATAATATTCTGTTTTTCCAAATAATCCAGAGTATGGATTAAATGTTGCAATTTCAAACAGACTTGATTTTCCAGCACGAACCCCTCCTGTTTCAACATATATAGGGTTACCTTCTCCATCTAGTATATTTGTTATTAATAAGTTAGTTAATGCAATTCCACCATTCATGTCGTCAAATCTAATATCGGTTGGAACTCTACCGCTCAAAACTGTGTCAAACACAATTGCTACATTTTGTACTTGTTGTTCTTCTTTATTTCTAAGATTACCAGATGCAAAATAACATTTTATATCTTTAAATTTTGACCATTGCTTTTTAATGTTACCGTACTGACCTTGCTCAACTGCTGAATAGTATACTTCTGCTGTCATTGGATATAAAAAGTTGTCGTCTAAACATGTCATAGTATTCCTAGTCTAGTAACATTCTTAGGATATTTTGATAGTATTTGATCAACTATAATATTACCTGTACCGCTAAATAATTTACCAGCATTAAATTTAACTTTGTACTGGTCTGTTTGATACTCTTCAACATATCTTTTATATTGATCAAGTCTTCCACATTTAATATCATTAACTAACATTTCTGCTGCTGCTTGAATATCTGCTGGAATTGTTTTATATCCAGCATCCAAAACTAATGTGTAATCATATCCTCTAGGAAATGCAACTGAGGTCCATCCGTAATAACCTAAATCTCCATATGATTGTGGCAAATCTGGTATTGTTCTTTCTAATCTATTAATTGAATCTGTTGAGTCTGGAATGTATTGTTGAATAGCAGAGTTATCTAATGTTACTTTAAAATATCTATCGTTTGTTTCTGCATCAACATCAAAAATCAAAACATCGTTTTCATAAACCTTTAATACTTTATAAGCATTTACCCACAAAGGTATATAATCTAGTCCTTCTCCTACTGTTTGACAAATAACTTTTTGATTATAAAAACCATCAACAACAAATGAATCAATAATTGATCTTGCAATAAGTTCGTTATATTTTGCTTCTGTTATTTCTGAAGCGGTAGTTCCAAGTTTATTTGGATTGGTATATGGTCTTACTATGTCTAAGTTGTCTTCTAATACTGGTGTACCGTCGCTATCTAAAATTTTAATATCATAATGTCTGTCGTATTCTAATTTTGATAAAGGTAACACATATGTTATTTGTGAATTAATATCTGATGCAGAATCTTCTGTTTCAACAAAGTGTTCCACCAAATCCTCTAATCTAACAGTATAGATATCTCCACTTGTTGGGACATCAAACTTTAGTGTTAGTGGGTATGGTGGAACCCTTAATGCTTCCATTGTTTATAAGCCGTATTCCTTTGCAACTTCTTCTGGTTTTAAAACTGTAATGTGATCACGTTTTGACCATTCTTTTGCTTCTTCTGCTGATACGTAGTTAATACCAAGTTTTACTTGTCCTACACCCATCCAAGATACGTTTTTAGTTGACTTAATTGCAACTTTTTCTTTACCTTGTTTAGGTTCAACAGGTTTTTCTTTCTTAGGTCTTGCTTGTTTTCCAACACCAATAGCACCAGATGAGATTGAAGAAAGCCCTTGAACAAGTTTTTCAACTGCTTCTTTTTTATCTTCTGGAATCAATGCTTCGCCTGGGGCTAGCAATGCTGGTTCTGGTTTGATTTCTTCTACAACATCTTCAACAATTGCGTCTTCAATAACATTTTCTTCAATTGTTTCTGGTGTTTGTAAATCTAAATCGTTGTCTAATTCTGACATATATTCCTCCTTGTATTATTATATCATTTAATTAAATATTAAAGGGAGTAAGAAATTAATCCTACTCCCCTTAAAATTGTTTTACAGATTAGGCATCTGCTGCTGCGTCTGCAAAAGCGACTGCATCTAGTTCTTCCCATGCAATACCAAAACGAACAAAGACTGTATATTCTACAGTATCTTTCTTCGGTTTGTATTCACGGTTAACTGTGATGTCGCGTTGGAAACCCCATACACGGTTTGCTGGAAATGTAAGATCTACATAACCTGCAGGGTAGTAAGGAACTTCTTGCACGTCAATTCCTAGAACACGTGTTGTGCGTGCTCCACCGAATGTTTGTGCTTGGCCATCGAGATAACCTTGACGGTTTCTCTCTGTGCTTCCTGGACGGTAAGCAAATGCTTCTGCTACTGCGTCAGCAAGTGTTCCGTTGTTCTTAACAATACCTTGGAATACGTCTGTACCTGCGTAGAACTTAAGATTGCTCTTAAGTGCACGGTACTTACGTGGCAACGCTAGTATTACGTTTTGTAATACATCTGTTGTCCATCGGTTGCTTGCTACAGTAACAACTGACTCATGTGATGCTGCTCCGTTAGCCTTTGCTTGGTTTACGAAACCATTCATAATTGAAAGGAATGATCCTGTTGCTCCGTCACCATTAATGGCTAGGTCTTCAATATCATTACCAAATGCGTTGGTCATCAATCTTACGATATGATCTTCCAATGCTGCACCTTCAATATTGTCTTCTAATGCTTCTGATGATACTTCCCAGTCTAAGCGAATCTTCTTTGTAGTTAATTCAACTTTTGAGAATGTTGCACCAGTATTTGTGTAATCTCCTAAGCCTTGTGCGGCTGCACGGATTACACGTTCTCCAACGTTAACTTTTTCAAGTTCCATTGTGTTTGCTCTCATGGTCACTCTGCGACCGTCTTGAGCCAATACAGTTGCGTCCCACACATAGTCTATAAAACGACGTGCTTGTTCAGGGCGTAGAATACCGCTACCATCAGTACCTGAAGGGTTTACTGCGTTTGGACCATTTGTAACACCAAAGTTTGCTGTTTCAATATTACCTAAAACACCACCATTTGTGTAGTTACCTGCTACGTTTTCAGCAGCATCAGAACCAGATGCAAATGCACCTTGTGCTTGGTACAATCCTGGTGCTTCTGCACCTAGATCGCCCGATGCTCCTGGCTGATTTTTAATTATTTCTTCCGACATATATTTCACCTCCACGTGATTTTTATCTGAATAGATCGGCTGTTTTGAGGAAACGTCCGCCCCATAGGGATTTTTCAACCATTGCTGGTTGTAACTGTACGACCTCGCCGAGATCGCCAGACTTTCGGAAAGCGGTATCAGATTCTACTGATTCCATTCTCTTTCCAAACTCATTAACTGCACCGTTTGTTTCAACTAGTGCATTTTGTGTATTAACAATTTGTGACTTTGTGTCAGCAACTTGTTTGTTTAAATCTGCAACTTCTGTCTGTAAAGACTTTACTGTTGCAAGTAGATCGCTAAAGGCTGATGTAAGAGTATTCTTAACTTCTGTTACTGCCTCAACAATAACATCGTCTGCTTTAGATACTTCTGTAGCAACTTCTTCAATAACTTCTGCTACTGCTTCAACTGTGTCTGCTTTTTCTGCATCCACAACTGCTTCTGCGGCTGGTGCATCTTCTGCAACAACTTCTGCAGCAGGAGCATCAACTACGGCATCTGCCTCTGGAGCAACCTCAACATTTTCAACTGCAATATCAGATTTTTCAACAATCTCTGCTACTACTTCTGTTGTTTCTGTCATAGGACTTACCTCCTTGGTAATCTTAGAAGTGGTAATGCCTTTAGCACTATCGACTAAGAACTTTATCATATTGATTTTTTCATTATCCGTTTTTTCAACGAATCCTATATTTTTCATTTCATTACCAGTTGTTGGACTGATTTCTTTTTCATTTTCTGAAACCATAACAATTCCAGTTTCTGAATCCCAAAAAACATTTTCTAAGGTTGTATTATCACCTTTAATTACTGCAACTCCGTCTACTTTTTCAACAGACATAATGTTTGCAAATTCATTTGCTGGAGAGTCTACAAGACTTAATTCAACAAGATCATAATCTTTAATAATTCTAATTTGAGAATCTAACTTTTCATCAAAAGCGTCGTCCCATTTGTTCATTCTTCCACCAATAGAAAAACCTGTTAGTGTGCCATCCAAAACCTTTTCCCATGTGCTTTGAGCACCTTTAGAAACATAAGCGGAAACGAAAACACCGTTATAAAACTTCTTTGACTCTGAATCAAAATATTTGTCTTGTTTAAATGAAACCATTTTGCCTACTGCTAATGGTTGATGCATTTCTCTTATGTTACCTCGAAAGTTTTCAAATGCCTTCATGCTGGCTTCTGTA